ATGAAGTTCAAAGGTAAAGAATATACCGAAGTAAAAGACAGACTCATCGCATTCGCAGAAGAGTTTCCACAAGCTACTATTGAAACTGAATTATTACAAGTCAATCAATTAATAGATTCACCAACAGGTGAAGCTTGTAATGAATATGTAGTTAAAGCAATAGTTAGACCAAACCCTACTAAAGAACCTGAATGGTTTTATGTAGGTCATGCAGCAGAACGTGATAATACAGGTTTTGTCAATAAAACTTCAGCTTTAGAAAATGGTGAAACATCAGCAGTAGGTCGTGCATTAGCATTTGCAGGATTTGGTGGTGACTTTGCTATTGCATCTAAAGAAGAAGTTCAAAATGCTCAAGCTAAACAAGCATCTTATAAACCAACCATTAAATCATTAGAAGAAATGGATAAAGCAGCAAGAGCAGCACGTGAAGCTAAATCATTACCCGAAGAAGACTACTTGAGATATACTCAAAAAAGACAAGCAGGATTCTTTGATACTAAACTTAAAGTAAGTCAAAGTACTGAATACTTTGAATCGTTAACGAAAGATAAAGGAGCTAAATAATGGCTATAACTGGAACTAGAAAACCACAAAGTTCTGAATCTAAAACACTTAAAAACTACTTTATTAACAACTGTAGTATTGAAAGTGCAGAACAAATTGATTCACCTTACAATGATTGCAGCGTAAGATTGAAATTGACTGATACAAGCAATGGTTATAATTATAACTTATTTGTTAATCAGAATTTTGAAAAAGACAATGCAGGTGTTGTAACAGGATTAGTATATCCTGATAATCTAAATTTACTATATGTCAATACAGGAACTGAAATTCATGTAGATGATACAGGTGTAGTAGATTTAACACCATTAATTGGAAAGCAAATTGCTGTTGTAAATTATTTATCAAATGGTAAATATAAAAAACAAATTTGGCAAAGAGTTGGTCATGTAGATAATCATGATGCATTAATTGCAGAATTTGAAAAATCAGTAACAGCAGGGTATCCAAAAGACTTTATTGGTTACTCAAATGAACCTAGAGTAGTAGAAGACTTAGAAGCTGAAATGCTTAAGCATGCACAGCCAAAAAGTAATGGTTTACCATTTTAATGTCTACTGAGTCGATATTACTCAAATGGTTAGTGAGTCGAGCTAACTCTACTGATAATTGGTTTTTTTCTTATACATTAGAACAAGAAGTACCAATTTATGGTAGGTTAGCTCACCAAAAAACTCACACTGCAAGTACTTATTCTAGGGCATTTAGAAAGATTCGTGAAGAGAATACTTTAGATAGATTTGGTCTAGAATTAGAAGAAATAACACATAAAGATAATAAGAAGGTAAAAGGATGGAGAGTAATCAAAAATACATAGAATTTGTTGAGAACAACATTTCTAATCGTAATCAAATAATTCCTGTTGAACTTTATTATCGCTCAATCAATGGTGCTGCATTTATGCAAAAAGAATCTTATGGTTCATATTATCATCAAGATGAAGCTTTGTATAAATATGTACAAAAGTATGGCAGCGTCAAAGGGTATGAAGGGTTAGTCTATGTAAATAGACTAATCCTTGATATCGATAAAAATGGTTTACAAGACGAAGAACTCTATGAATTGACTAAAAATCACATTGGTGAATTGATTGAGTTTGGTATCAAAGAAGAAGATATAAATGTTTGGTATAGTGGTAGTGGTTTTCATTTAGAATTAATGGATGTATTTGGCTTTCAACCAGCTAAAAATGTCCATGAAAAAGTAAAACAAACCCTTACTAAACACTTTAGCTTTGCTGATTCAATCTATGATAAAACAAGAATCATCAGAAGTAATTGGTCTTATAATCCAAAAACAAAAGCATATAAAATCTATATTCCTTTAAAATATATTGACGACTTAACAATCGAAGATATTATAAAGGCAGCTCAAAGTAAAGAGTCTTATGATTATTATATGGAAGAATACGATAATTGGTTTGCAGAATATAACAATTACGAAAAAACAATTGAACCATACATGCAATCTAAAGTTATCGATGCACAATTCGTTATACAAAAAGCTGTAAACAAAAGCTCTGAAACAAATTCAGTAGTTACTTGTATGCAACACGTGTATAATGAAGGTCCTATAGAAGGTTCTAGACATCAAAAAGCAATGCGTATTGCTTCAACTTATCGACGTTCAGGATTACCATATCTTGCTACTCTAGCAGCAATGCTTGAATGGAATAATGGTAGTATGGATAATGATAAAATTGTCAGAGTTGTAGATAGTATTTATACTGGAAACTATCAATATGGATGTAATGATATTATTATGTCTGAATATTGTGACAGTAAATGTATTTACTACAAAAACAAGAACTATACTTTGGATATTAAAGGCATTGATGAATTAGAAAGTGCATTCACTGAATACATTCAAAAAGATTTGGCTAAAAAATCTATAAACATGGCACATATATTTCCAGGTGCTATGCCTTATGATTTGAAACCAGGTGAACTAGTGATTGTATCAGGTGATACAGGTATGGGTAAAACAGCATTTGTTCAAAACATTGTTGCTAAAGCTAAGAAAGATACTTTATTTCTATCATTAGAAATGAATGAATATCTTACCTTTAGAAGATTTGTGCAGATTGTAGCTAATAAAACAAAAGAATGGGTTAATAATGTTTTTATAAGCAATGAAAACGCTTCTTTTAGAGAGTTATTATCTCATATTAGAATTATGACAATCCAACCACAGATAGATGCTGTTAAAAGAATAGTAGCTGAACATGAACCTAGTATATTAGTTGTAGACACTACTGATGAATTACAAGTAGATGGTTTTAGAAATGATATACAGGAACAAAACATGAAGATAGATGCTTTGAAAAATATTGCACAAAAGCATAATACTTTAGTGATAGCTATACATCATATTAATAAAAGTTCAGCTAGTACTGGACAATTAGGAATCCACTCTTTAAAAGGTTCATCCAACGTTGTACAAAAAGCCGATAAGGTTATTTTAGTTCGTGGGAATAGTCGTGATGATATGTATAGAACTATACAATCAGTAAAATCACGTGACGAAGCACCTTTTGAAATGCTAGCAAGATTTACTTTTGAAACTATGCAATATGAAAGGTTAGACTATAATGAACTTGGATAAAATTATTAAGTTTGAACAAATGGAAAAAGAAGGATTATACATGAGCAAGTTAACTTTCTTATCGGTATTTTCCTTAGGGTTTCTTGTTTCTACAAAAAGTGGTGGTCACATGACTATTAGCTTTGGTATTGGTCCACTTGAATTTGAAATTGGTTTAAGACTATGGCTCACAGAAACAAGATAAGAGGTAACAATCTTGAACGAGAAATCGTTAATGGTGCTAAAGATGCTGGGCTCTCTGCAAAGAGGGCCTATGCATCCGATGGTAGAAGCTTGGGTAAATCCGAAGTAGTTGACGTAATTGTTGAAGATGTTACTATACAAGCAAAACGTAAAAAGAAAATAGCACAATGGCTATATCCAAACTATCATGGAGATGACGTAGATGCTGTTGTAACTAGAATGGATAGAAAAGAACCTTTAATAATATTACCATTAAAGGATTGGATTCAAATGATGAAGGAGATTAAACATGCAAATGAAAAAAGCAACTCTAGAAAAAAATGAGATTGATTTCCTTATTAGGTTGTTACATTTAATTAATATAAACACAGAAGCTGTGCATAGTATTATTACAAAGTTAGAACAACCTGATGATGTAAAAAGAACTTATGAAGTATTTAGAAGTCTAGAAGATAGACACGATTTAGATGATGTTAAAACGGGGTTTGAAGATGATTAAATTTACTAATGAAGAACTATTGATTATTAGAGCAGCATTGCTTAATTTCAAGAAGGCACCTTTTGTATCAGATGGTGAAAAAGAAATTATCAAAGCAATAATCAATAAACTGTTTGATACATTATTTCAACAAGCTAAAGACGAATAATATTTGTCCCCCTAAATATGCGAAATAGGACGCATCGTGGTATCCAATCCACGGTTCCTTTTTGGATTTTTAAAATTTGCTGGTTAATTTTGTGTATAGGTAAGCAAAAAATACAATATTAACAAGGGGGACAATAAACTTGGAGTTTATATGTCAAAAGAAAAACAACCTGATGAAGTTCAAGTAAATATAAATGAACAAGGTCAAGTTCAAATATTTAAAAATGAATATGGAACTTTTTATTTATATAATGTAGACTTTTTACCTAATGGTAAAGTAGATGTAGAAAAAGCTGCTCAAACAGCAAGGTTTCATATGAACAAGTTAAACAATGAAATTTAATTCAGACTTTAGTCACGATTTAGAAATAGGAAAAGTAGCAGAAGAAAAGTTAGCTGATATTTTAGAAAATCAAAAGATTGAAGTTAAAACAGACTTAAAGGCAAAACAAACTGGTAATGTTTTTATTGAGTTTGAATCAAGAGAAAAATTATCAGGATTATCTACAACTAAAGCTAAATGGTGGTTTAACTGGATTGATGAAGACATTGGAATATTAATTAGCACTGATTTATTAAAACAAAAATTAAATGATGCTATTGAAAATGGAGAAGCAAGAATTGTATCTGGAGGAGATTGTAACACATCCAAAGGAGTACTAATAAGTAAAAGTAACCTAATAAAGTAAAAATGAAAAAAGAAGAAGTAGAAAACGTAATTAAATTGATAGGAAAAAACAGTTTAAGGGCAATGATGCTTAAATTAAGGAAAGAAAACAACAAATTAAAGCGTAATGCAAAAAAAGTTATGGAATCCTTAAAAAAAGATGACGAGAATGCCCCTATAAGCTCATAAAATGTTTTTTTTGATATAACTATCGAATAAAGTATAATCTCTTGATATAAGCGGGATTATGGACGAAAACCTATCCCATATGGTATCTTATTCTTCAACCTGACCTTGCATTTCTTCTTCCATAGCTTCTTCCACTGCTTGACGATTTTTTTCTACTTCTTGACCAATTCTATGCAAAGGAATACCTGTTAAAAAGTCAAATGACATAGCAGGAGACTTAATAGACCTATATCCATCACGCAACAATCTACCACCAGGTATCCAGGTTGCTGCTTGATATTTCATAAAGTTATCAAACTCTCCAGTAAGCAATGAACTGATAGGAGCTAATACAAATCTACTAATAGGTGGAGTAACTACTTGTAAAGGAGCCAATGATGTATGGGGCCAAGAACTAAAGAAAGCTCTCTTTCTATCTTCTTTATCACCAAACAACCATTGTGCAGTATCTTGCATCCAGGACATAGGTGGTGACAATGCATATTCAAACATAGTTCCAACAAATATACTTGCTAAAGCCATAGACATTAAATCAGCAGTAAGTTGTCTTTGGAATCTTTGCTGTGCATCTGTATTTAAAATAAACTCACCATATTTTGCACCTTTATAAAGATTTCTTCTTCTCTTGATACTGTTCCAAGCATAAGGATGGAAACGTGTCATAACTCTACCTAAAGCAGTATTAGAATAATTTGTTCTATAAGCTGAGTGATAAATATACTGTGAAGCTTCAATACCTTTACGAGCCATATCAATTAAGAATGGTGAATCCCAATCCATTTTACCTTTCTCAATTAAAGGTAATGCTGTTTGTCTAGCATTTAAATAATGTGCAATACCAGCAGTTCTACGTAAGATTCTTTCAGATATTTGCATTGGTTTTGCACCTAATTGTACAATAGCTTCTCCTACATTATATCTTTTTTGTAGTTCATTAATAGATAATTTTAATTCTTTTTCTGCTTCTACAGGATTCATACTCAATTCAAAGTTTTCTTTTTCCCATTTACCAAATCTTTTAGCTAATGCTGTTGCAAATCTTTTAGCTTCAGCACTTTGTAATCCTTTATTCAATCCTACTTCTTCAAGATAAATACCTTCCATCAAACCTTTTTGTACAAACACACGTTCAATGTCTTTTAAGTTTTTAACTTTTTCTTTTTTAACTTGTCTTGTAATAGGGTCTATTATTTCATAGGTAGCATTACCAAATACTTCTTCTATCAAGTATTTTTCATCCATAGCTTTTCTCATAATATCTCCACCTACATCAGCGTAAATATTAGTACCACCACCAAAGAAATTAGCAATCATAGTTTTAGGGTGAAACAATAGTGACATCAATTCATAACGACCTTCAAAAGCACTAAAGGCATTTAATTTTTGTGCTAAAGCAATTCTTCTTTCAGATTCAGGCATAATAACATCTTCACCTGTAATAGAACTTTTTCTTACTTTTAAGTCTTTAAAGAAACTAAATTGTCCAGGTTTATATCCCATTGCACTACCAATACGTTCTTCCATTCTACGTATTGCATTAACAGCAGATTCATCACTAAACACGTGGAAAGCAGTTCCATATCGTTTAATTTTATTAATATTTTTGACATCATTTAATTTATTAGCAGCATCCATACGTGCTTTTTCTATAGCTGTTTTTAATTCTGTTCCTTTCAAAGAACTATTATAAATTAAATCTGAATCAGCTGCAATTGTTTCATCTACTTTTCTAATAAATTCTCTTTCATTGTAACTTAACTTACTGTTTCTATTTTTTGTAAGTTGTTCTATTTTTAATCCAGATGCTATATAATCTTCTAACAATACTTTTTCTTTAGCTGTAAATCCATCTCTATTTAAATCTACAAATGAATCAATACCAAGTTTTGTATTTAAACTTAGTTTCATATAATTAGCCCAAGCTTCTGTATGTTCTTTATCTCCAATAGCATCTTTTCTTACAAATCTATCAATATACATATTTCCACGAATACTACTTAAAGTATCAGTATATGCTTTTACAAATCCTCTAGTATAATCTTCTAATATTTTATTGGTTTTTTCATAACCTAACAAAACATGCTCACTTCTACTCTTATTAGAACTATTAGTAAATGCTGCTTGCATTTTATTAGTATTAAAATTAATTAAACGTTCACTAAACATAGTATCTTCATAAGATTTTACAGACATTTCATGTGTCTTGCTTGTAATAAACTCATTAACAGACATATCAATATACTTTTTCATTTCTCCTGCTGTTCCATCTTCTTGCATAAACTTTGCACGAGTATTAGGCATAAATGATTTATATCCATACAATTCTATTTTTTTACGATGTTCTAAAGCTAAATGCTTAATATGATTTTCAATATTCTTATAATTACCAGCCGCTTTATTAAAACCTAAATGTGGCCAATAATTCTCTACTGAATCTTTTGTATTCGTAATAGTTTGAATAGGTACAAATGGTCTTTCTTTATTATATTTTTGTATTAAAGCTTTTGCTGCATCAGGTATAGGTTTTCTTTTTTCCATAATATCTTGCAAGTCAATACCTAAATCTTTATTAACTTGTTGTCTTATTTGATAATGATGTAAAATAAAGTTTAATTCATTTAATCCAACAACATTAGCAGCAGTACTATCAATAGTATTTGATTTTTCAAGCACACTTCTAATACGTTTAAACACTTTACCATCATTTAAAATACCATCAATCAATAAATTATTTTGTATAGATGGGCTAATATTCCATTTGCCATTTATCTTTTCCATACCACGTCTATTTAATTCTTTATACCATTCAAAAAATGCATCTCTTGCTTTGTTTATTTCAAAAACATATTGTTCTACAGTAATAGTTTTTAAATTTCCAGGATTTTCAGGGTCTTTAATAACAATTTTATCTCCTGTTGCTTTTTTAATGTCTTCAAGTTCTTTTAAAGCTCTTTGAAAACTTGCATCAAAATATTTTTTAGAAAATTTATCGTATTTTACATTAGTATTATCATATCCAGCTTCTCTAAACTCAGTAGCAATATGCTCTAATTCTAAATTATATTTTTTAATGTTGCTATCTCCAGAGCTTTGGAAATTAAACAAAGCACTTCTTCTATTATTTTCGTGGTCAATCAAAGCAGCAACAATTCTTTTTCCATGGTCAATAACATCTACATTCAGTTCTATAGTATTAGTTGGAGAAATAACACTTTTTAAATTAGTTTCTCCAGTAATTCTGTCGTAAACAGGTACGTTAGTTTTTTGATAACTTAACATCTCTTGTTTTTGTAACTGATACAAACCTACACTACTATAAAACCAATAGTGTACACCACGATTAAATGGAGATTTATTTTTTGCTTTCTCTACTTCAGCTGGATTACTTGCATCTTTAATGCCTTGTAACTTTTCAAACAATTTAATTTTATTAGTTAAACGAGAATCAGGACCAACATAAATATCTTCTACCATATTTAAGAAAACATCCAGTTCTTGTGCAGTCATTTGTCCAGCTTCAACACCAAGTCTTGCTTGACCTTTAATACCAATATTACTAAAGAAATCAGCAATATTACCTTCCATATCAATTAACAACTTAGGATTCTTCTTTATAAGTTTTTCCCAACGTTGTAATGATTCTATTTGCTTTGTAGTCAATACTAACTGACCTTCAGGTGTTTTCATACCTTCAGTAATATCAAATATTTCAATCATTTCTTGAGGATTTTCTAAAAATCTTTTTTGCTGCTCTACAGGTTTATCACTTAATTTAGATAAAATACTTGACTCTAAAACTTCTTGCATTTCTATTTGAGATTTAGTTTCTTTAAGTGTAGATAGTAAATCATCTAATTCAGTTTTTTCAAACAATATAGCTTCTTTAGCATCTTCTTTATTTATTTCTCTTTTTAATGGAGTTATATCACCTTCTAAAGTAGCTTTCACTAATTGTACTGCAGATGAACGTTTACGTGTATCTTCACTTGTAAAATCTAATTCTAATTGATTTTTCAAATTATCCATAGGTTTTACTTTAGGTAAATCTACTTTTACTTCAATAGCATTTTGATTAGTAGTTTCGGCTGCCTCAAATATATTTCTAATTTCAGTCATAAATTCTTTTTTATGGCTTAAAGGAATAGATTCTTTTCTAATTAATCCTGTATCAAACATACCTTGTTGAGTAGCGTACATGTTTAAAGTATTTAAACTTTTATATAAAGAAGCTTCATCTGCACCTGAATTAATTTCACTTTGTACTCTTTCTAATGCATTTCTTCCAAATCGTTGTAATGAATTAATTCTTTCTGATTGTATCATTTCAGGAGATAATCTAGATTGAATTTTATTTAATTCTTCAATTTGTTTATCTAAATAATCAGGGTCTAATTTAAATCTTTCTTCTAATTCAGATTTTAAATGGTCAAAATACTGTGACTCTCTTATTCTGCTAGATGGTTCTGGTAATATATTAGATAGCAATGTTTTACTAAATATATTACTTAAAATACCACGTTGTTCTGCATTTAACTCAACACTACCAATATTATTTAATTTTGTATTTCTATACTCTTTAATTTTAGCATCAACATCAAATGATTCTATTAACCCTTTTTTATGTAAAAAATTATTTAATTTTATATCATAAGCTACATCTAGCATTTCTGCTATTTTATTATCAATCATTTTAACTTCAACACCAGATTGATATAAAGACTGTCTTAAATCATTATATCTTAAAGCTAAATTATTTAAAGCAGCAACATTTAACATTTGTTGTAAAATATGCTCTTCTTGATTTACTTGTTGAAAAAGTTTTTTACCATTCTTTTCGTTTCTAAAATGTGTATTAGTAGCTAATATTTTATCCCATAAAGTTTTTAATTCTTTAATAGACATATCAGCAGCTTTCTTATCTCCACCTGCTATTTTATCAAAATACATTTCATTTAACAGCAAGTCTTTAGATAGCAAACCTCGATTCTTTAAATGGTTGTAAAAATGTGTTTTGCGTAATTTGGTATGTGCTTTTCCTAAATTAGCAATAAGATTAGTATATTGTGATTGTGGAACAACTTGTATATCAATAGTAAGAGTATCATTAAAATATCCAGAAGTTTCAAAAGGTTCTGATATAATTTTTGCAGTTTCAGCTAAATGATTATTGTATAAGTCACCAGTACTCTTATCTGATATAAAATCTTCATAAAATTTATTAGCCATTTGACCAATTTCATTAGGTCTTAATCCTTTAACATCATCACTATTCATTCCTTTTTCTAAAGCTTTTTGAAATTTTCTTCTAGATACTAATTTATCATTTAATGTACCATAAATAGTAGTCATACTAATTTTTTTTGAATTAAACAAATCTTGTAATTTAAAAGATTGTATATCCATTAATTCTAGACTTGTTTCATTTGGGGTAAAATTAAGAGTAATTTCTTTGTTGGTTTCGTTAATATCAATAATTTCACCAAAAAGTCTTTTAGATTGATTTTTAAGTTTATTTAGTTTGTTATTAATATTATCTGCATATTTTTTATATAATTCTGGACGAGATTCTCCACCTGTATACATTTTATAATATTTTTCTTCAGGTAAAAAGAATAACTCTTTTAAAAGAGTATTTGTTAAATTTTTTGTATTAGGAGTAATTCTCATTGTTTTACCAAGAAAATAATATTCTCCAAATTGATTTTTAGAATAAATTTTTTCTCTAAAATCATTTTTTTCATTTATAAACCGTATTTTTTCTTTTGGGTTTAATTTATTATATTCATTTCTTACTTCAGCTTCTGCTCTAGTCAATGTTTCTTTACCTATAAAACTAAACCAATCTATATTTAGTTTAGCTCCTTTTCTAGGCCAAGATATAACTCTATTATTATTATCAACTAATTCAAAATGTCTTTCTAGTATACTATTAAATTTATCACCAACATCAGGATTACGAGTATTTTTTGCACCGTCTAAATCAAGATTTAAAGATATATCAGATTCATAATTATCAAAGTATTCAAAATGTTCTTTTAATGATTTTAAAGTAATTTTTTTCTTACCAGGCAAAGGAGCTTTTAAATCAGGGTCTTGATTTTGTACAATTCTTATAAAAATATTTTCAGCATTATTAATAGGAAATTTTTTATCTGGACTTGATTCTATTAAAGTAAATAAATCTCTTACATCCTTATTAAAATTAGTACTTTTACCAATATTGCTATTTGCAGTATAAACATTATCAGCTTGTCTAAATATATTATTTGGTTTAGTTATATCAGATACAAAATATGGTTCTAAATTTCTTTGATATCCCCACTCAGGAAACAAATTAACATCTGTTTTATCTTTTTCAACAAAATCTTTAGGTTTAAATTCTTTTACAAAATCTTTTGCTAATCCATGATAAACACCAACAGCATCGCCATCTGTATCTGCACCACCTAAACGCTCCATATTTTTTGGAACAACGTGTACTCCTTTACCAGGTTGATTAGTAAACCCATTAAATGTTAAATTTAAAATACCACTTTGATTACCAACAGGACTACGATTCATTAAAAAGTTTTCCATTACATCTTTTAATAAAGATTTAGTTTCTTTATCTTTTGTAGTATTATAAGTTTCCCATAATTTACCAAGCTCTACTTCTTTTGTTTTAAAAACTTTACGTAATTGTCCAAATATTTTTATTTTATCTGTTTTATGTCCATCATTTAACATAAAATTACTTTCATCTAATCCTTGATTACGTAATTTTCTCCATAAAGAAGCATCTTGACTTTGTAATCTAGGATATGAAAATCCTGATGGAGCTTTTAAATTAGTTAAACGATTTCTTACATACTTTGTAATACTTTGTTCAATGTATTTTTTATTACCATGAATCATTAAAATTAATGCATCATAATCAGCCATCTGTAATATTTCATTAATGCTGTTTAATTCTTTCATTTCAGCTTTTGCCATTTCAGAAGGTGTTCCATCTAGCATCATACCATCTTTTTCACCATAAATAGATTTCAAAATACTTCTACCAAGTTTACTATCTATGTTTGTATTTAATACATTAACAACTTCATACAAATCTAAATCAGAAATTCTAATCTTTTTACCATCAATTGTATCAAAATTATATCCAAAGTCTTTTATAGCATCATTATATTTTTTCATATAAGTTTTGCTACCAGAAATAGAATCAATAACCATTTGTTTATGTGCTGCTTTAAATTCTGGACTTACAAAAGGACTTCTTGCATCAGCTGCACCATAATGCATTTGTGTTACATCTCTATTAGGAACTTCTATTTCAGAAGTAATTATGCGAATATGTTCTGGTTCTAATTCAATAACTTCAGGTTTAACTTCTTCAATATAACTATTAGTTTTTTCATTATACTTTAAACGCCCTATTTGGTGCCTAGAATTAGTTTTTAATGAAGAAGCATATACTACACCATCATAACCGTTATCCATAGCCCATTTAGCTAATTCTGGGCTTGCATGTCTTTCAGCTTGTTTAAAAATAATCAAACCTCTGTCATTTTCAAAATCAGCTTCTTTTTGTATTACAGATTTAATATAGTTTTCATTTTTGTTTTTACCTCTAGCTTCTTGTAAAGCATCTCTCCATTTACCAACCCAATGCATAGCACCATCTGTAGTCATTTCACCAGCAGAATTAACAAAATCTTCAATTACTGCAACTCTTAATTTTCTACCTTGTAAATAATTATCAACTAATTCTCTATCTACAGTACGTCCACCATGAAATGTTTTACTATATTTTACAAAATCAATATAGTTTTTATATAATGGCTCAGCACCTTTTTGTATTGGGTATCCATCTTTATTTTTTACAAAATATCCTTGATGTCTTCTAAAAGCTTTTATCCATTGTTCTAAAGTAACTTTGCTTAAATCTTTAGATATCATACCAGCATCTTGTAACAAGTATGTTGCTCTAGATATTTTTTCTCTATAGTATTTTGCTGGGTCTTTATAAAAAGGACTTTCATATATAACTTCTTCATATCTCGGCATATCTTTTAATGCTTCATAATAATCTTTATATACTCCTTTATTAACTAAATCCATAAGAACATTTTCACCTTTTCCTGTAAGACGTGATATGTCTTTTTCTAATACTCCAAAATTATCTGTAAAACTAGATGTATTTTTTTGGTATTCATATTTATTAAACAATTGACTAGTTTCTGTCATAAATTTATTTAATAATTGTTCTCCAAAAGACAGTTCTACTAAAGGTCTAGTAACTCCAATATTATTACCAGAATTAACATAATAAAGAAATCTTCCTTCTTCATGTAATAAATTTGATATATTTTCAAGATAAGTTGGTTTGGTTTGTAATTTAGATGCTCTACTAAAATCACCTTTATGTTCTTTTACATTTAAATAAGTTTCAAAGTTACTATCTTTATTAAGTCTATTATGAAATGAACCTTCATGAACAACTTCTAAATTTTCACCTTCTAAACTTTCTTTAGGTGCTTTTCCTATTTCAGTTTCATATTTTATAGTTGGAACTTCTACTTCTATTTCAACTGTTTCTCCATTTTTTGCAGTAAATTTTTTTGTTACTATGTCTTTTGCTACTCGTATTGCTTTAAATTTTTTACCACCTTGTACAAAATTTCCAGAACTATTAAAATAAATTTCATTTAATTGTTCATTACTAAATGGCATTTTATCATAAAATGTTTTTACATATTGTTTAAAAGTATCCCTATCATTAGCTTTAGTAGCAGCTTTTTTTATTTGCATAGCTATATCTAATGTTTGATAACCTTCTCCATACTGCTGATTTAATGCATCAACAATAGTGTAAACAGGGTCATTGTCGCCTAAATAAGTATCATTATCTATATCAATTTCTTTATCATATTCAGTAGATAGTTTTTTAGGGTCTTTTGCTACTTCTCTTGCTGCAGTTAAAGTGTCAGATGGAATATCATTTATACGAATAGATTGTTCTCTAGCCATTGTACTTATTTTATTTTGACTAGTTAATAAATCAATAGCTTTTTCTTGTTCAATTGTTTTATCTTTTACTTGTTGTAAAATATCTTTTTGTTTAGCATCTAATTCTTTTTTTAATTCTTGTAAATCTTCTTTACGTAAACTACCAATTTCTTTACCAGCAAATTTTTTAGATTGTTCTTTAGTTATTTTGCGTGTAGGGTCATATAAATTTTCAGTTATATACGTACTTTTATCTAAGGTAAAAATTTGTCCTGATTCATTTTTTATACGAACATTTCCATTTTTAAATACTTTATGAACTTCTACTGGTTCTACTCCACCAAAATTAGTAAACACTTCAATAGTATCTCCAACTTCTAACATAGATTTATCTATATCAGGCATTGTTTCTCTAGCAGCCATTTCATTAGCTAATTCTTTTTCAAAATCAACTTGTAATTTTTCTTGTACTTTTTTTGTTTGTTCAGATAAAAATTTATTGAAGTTTCTTTTTTCTTGAATTTCAGTTCTTTGTTTTGGAGTTAATTCTTGATATGATTTATTAGATACTTCAAGAAAAGCTTGTATAAAATCATTTCTTTCTTGACCTTCTGCAGGTGGTTCAAAAATAGTATTTTTATGATTTTCATATATTTCAGCTTCTCTTTGTTTTGCATATTCTTTTTGTTGTGGAGTAAATGTTTTCCAAGCTGTTAAATCTTCTGCAAATCCAACAGGAACATTTTCTTTTTGTCCAGTTGTTTTATCAATAATAACACTTTTATATATTTTATGACTATCTTCTCTAAATGCTTTATGTACATCTAATTCAGCTTTAGGTCTACCAGATGCACCAAAAAAGAATCCTAATAAATATTCATAAATTTGGTCAGGTGCTGGAGCACCTTGTACAGTTAAAGGAGCACCAGTAAAAGCAGAACCAGCAATACCTCTTGTAACCATATTAACAATATCTACTCCACCAGGACTTAATCCTTGACCTTTCATTGTTTTATACATTTCTAAAGCACGACCTTTAAGAATATTATGTGCCCTTAAACTCATTCCTACTTCTTTAGCAGCAAACATTTCTCCTATTTTAAGATAATTACTAATACCACCAAACACAGCACCAGCATATGCTCCATGTACTACAGATTGACGAACTGCTTCCCAATCACCAGATACTGCTGCTTTACGTGATGAAATAGCCATTGCTGCTGATAAGTGAGCAGATTGCTTAACCATATCAAGCATACCAGGAGTCATTTTAGATAATAAAAAGTTATTTTTAAGAATTTCTGTACTACCAATAGCTGATGCTGCATTATCTACAAACCAATCAGCTACACGCATTGGAACAGAACGTAATTGTAATTGTTTAATCTCTTTACCAGCTACTTTTTCAGTAACTTCTTTAGTTAATTGTGGTATATATTTTGCACCAAATTTACCTAAATTTTCTTGCACAGCATCAGCTGCTTGTTTTCTAACTAAATTAATTCCTTTTAAAGCACCACGTTTAGCTAATGGAGCAGTACCAAACGATAAAACACCAGCAATAATATCGGGAGCAAATCCAATCAAATGCCCCATTTTATTTAATAAAGCTTCTGTTTCAGTCTTAGGGTCATCTGCATATCCAAAAGTAGTAAATCCTTCTACTACACCACTAACTAACTGATTAACTGCACTGATAATTTTGTTTTCATCATCTTCAAGATTACGTTGAAATTGCATACCAATACCTTTAGCAGACTTTTCTAGTTCATCTAATTCATCACTAGAAAAATTTTCAGGACTTCTGTTATATAAACCTGTAGACATTTGTACAAATTTACGTTCGTCAAGAACTCCCTTATCAAGTAAGGTTTTATAATATTGATAGGTACTATTCATTATTTATTTAAATAAGAGTAAGCATCTGATAAAATAGCCAGATACTGATTATATAAACTTTTTTCACCTTCGTCAGCTTTTTTACTCATTTTTTCTTGAACAAAAGAATTACTCAAATCACTTTGCAGTTCAATAACTTCTTGCATTAAAGCTTGTCTACGTTGTCCAGAACCAGCAATGCCAGCTTTTTCTTGTTTTTGAACATTTCTTAACTCCATTGCAATTGTTTGTATACGTGGTGTAGCTACATCTAATAAAGACTTAGGTTCAAACTTTTTAAATACACGAAAGAATCTAAACTCTTCTCCAGGTTGAAATTCTCTTTGATTAAAAATACCTCGTTTTTTATCATATTTTTCTAAACCAGCAATAGCTAATGCAGACTCTGCTTCTGTTTCTGCTAAAGCTCTAGCAGCTGCTTTTTCTTGTTGTGCATAAGCTTCATCAGCAATCATAGATTGCATTCTTAATTTAGCCATCATAGATTCAGCATCTAATAAAGCTTCTTTATTAACTTCTCTTTGTATTTCTAAACGTTCTCTATAAGCATCCAAACCTGTAGGTTCTCCTAACTGCTGTAAACTTTGTCTTAGTTCCCTAAAAGCTTTTACTCTTGATTCAAATAAATCTGCCATTTTTTTCTCCTATACGTATTTTAATGTATTCACATCACCAATATTAACTTCAGTAGAAGGTATGCCTTGTTTTGCATAATTAGCTCTAATTTGGTCAATATTTATTTGTTGTCTATTTAATTCACTTGCTAACTGATTTTGTGTTTGATAAATACTTCTTTGTGAAGAAAGATTAATTCCTTGTAAACGCTGACCTAATAACCCAGCCATTTGTTCACGTTGTACATTTTCTCTACCATATGCTAAACCAGTTTGTCCACCACTTTGCAATTGAAACATTGCATTTTCATAGATTTGAGCACCAGCAACATTTCCTTGTGCCCTATATAAATCTGCTTGTCTTTCATATTCAGACATTAATTCTGGAATATCTTCTTGGATTCTTCCAATACTTGCTTCCATTTCAGATTTCAATCTTTTTCTTCTTCTTTCTTCTGCTTTTCTAGCACTAAAATAACTAAATCCACCTATAATAACTGCTGCAGCTGTTACATAAGGATTAGCTTTTGCAAATTCGCCTACTGCTTTCCAATCAGCCATTATTTATCTCCTTTATTTGATTTTTTTCTCATACCAAAACCGTAATACATTGCTGCATCCAAATTAAATTTCATAGCTAAATCATCTGATAACACTTGATTTATTTGCATTTTTTGCATTTCTTCTTCACTTATAGTTGGTTGCTTCAATCCTTCAATTGCTTGTTGAAAATCATTTACTCTTGTTGGTGATTGTGTTTTCCATAATGATGGTTCACCTTTTGAAGTAGTATTGATTTCTTTAATAGCATCGTCATATCTTTTATCTTTCAATGCTTGATATGCACTAGGAAATTTTTTATTCCAATTTTGTCCTAATTGAAAATTAACAGAAGTTAAATTTACTAAAAAATCTTCATTGTCAATACCCAATTCTTTTGCTTGTTTCATAGCAGCATTAACAGATGTTTCAGTATCTTTTTTATACCATTCTTCAATAACATTATCTGGAATAACATCACCTTCTTTGTATTTAACTAATTCACCTGCTGTAAGTTTATGTCCTATACCAGCAGTTAAATTACCTGTAGAATCTTTGTATACTTTTGATTCGTTAGATTCTCTTTGTTCTAACAATGTTCTTAATTTATTATAAAATGTTTCCATTTATATTTCTCCTCTAGCTCTTGCTGCATCATATTCTTCTCTAGTATTAAAACCTGCTTTTATATAATATGGAGTTGATAGCCATTCATAAAGATAAGCTGCTCCTCCTCTAAGATAAGCTGGACCTGTACCAGTTTCTTTTGCTACGCTTTCAAATTTTTTTTTAAATGCTCCCTCAGGGTCATATACTTTCTTTATAATTAAATCTGTATTATTTTTAATTGATGCTGGATTTATTAATGTATAGTCACCATAAGTTAAGTCTTGACTAGCACCTGGTATATATTCAAATTTAGCTAAACGATTATAATTTGCATCTGCTTGTTTTTTAATTTCAGTCATATTTCTAGTATCAGGAGTTTTTAATTTAAATCTTTCTTCCATACTCTGTGTACCTATGCCTGATATGTTCATATTTAAATCAAAATCAGGAACAATATTGCCTTGAGCATCCATTTTATATTTCATATCAGCACTATATGCATCTCCCAATCTTTCTTTAGCAATATTTTGAATAGCATCCCCACCAACATCTCCAATAGCTTTGCTTGTAATTCTACCGTATAATTCATCACTTTGAAATGGTTCTTGTTTACCTCTTAATCCTTCCATAAATGCTTCTCTTTTAGGTTCAAGCACCATTGCTGTTTGCAATGATTCAGAAACTTGTGTACCAAATTTCATTGCCTGAACAAAAGGGTCATTAAATGCAGCTTCTTCTTGTCTTGCTGCTTCTAATAAACTTCCTATTCCACTACGATAAACTTCAACGTCTCCAATCCTAGCCATTACGCTTTCTCCAATTCTGTTTTATACCATTCATTATCAACCTTATAATACAAGTAAACTTGATTACCTTCCTTTACAATTCTTTTACTACCACTTTTACCTTCACCAGTCTGTGGTTTTTCTGTAAAAACTTTAGCAGGTGTCTCCATCTGCTGTTTAACTTCTTCAATCATATCAAATACAATATCTTTCATTACTTCACACTCTTTTCTCTAAATATTATTTGAATATCATTTACTTCAAAATTAAGAGCTACATTAGACCCAGAAAAACGCAGTCCAAACCCTTTCACTTTATCAAAAGCTTTTCTATTGACAAATTCAGTCTTAGCTTTTCTAAGTGGAATATGTAGAGTTTTAAATTCAGTCTCAGAACTACCATCTAATGTAGCTAAAAGTTCTTCTTCCCCATCATCTCTAAATCCATATAAATAAACACCATCTCCATTTTTATAGCTCAAATACACGCTTATTATTTTTTTATCGACACTTGGCTTGCCAAAAGTAAATTCCTTCGTTTTAAGGGCAATCTCGTCAATATTTTGGCTATCTAGCTTACTAGGAGCAATAGAAAACTTACGTAATTCAACATTTGTGCTATCATATTTGTCAAACCACACTAAAGTTCCATCATTAGCAGTAACAATATTAGTCATATCATTAGTGCTATTTCCTTTACTTCTGTAGTATAATGCTCTAGCTTTTAAATCAAATGCAATTACTTTTTGATTTTTATTCAATATTAAAATAGTTTTTTCAATAGGGTCATAACCTATAACGTTATTTACATTGTAATAATTAGACCAAACAAGTCGTTGTTGACCAGCAGTATCTAATAGTAAATCAGTTAATTGTCTACCATCATACAAATAAAACCCATATTCATTAAACCAAGCAATAAATCCTTCACCACGTACAACGTGATAATCTTTTAAACAACCTTTATATTCCAATGTTGCTTCTAAAAACTCTATGTCTCTTGATATATTAATAATGTATAAATGATTACGTTTAAACTCTAATAATTTACCTGACAATGATTCTAGTGCTATAATATCATCACCGTCATTAATTTCTACATCTATTCTGCTTTCATAAGTAAATGTATCAAAAGCATTAACATTAGATTTAAATATAGTATCATTAGCAGTTTTTAAGTCTCCAGTTACAGGGTCAGAATATTTTACATTACCAATGTATAATCTTCTATTTGCTACAGTACTAGCTTTATATCCTGTACCAAAAGCTCCCATAATATATTTACCATTATCAATATATACTTCTGCAGCTACATTTTCAGGTTTATCTTTTAATTCTATATTACCTAACAATATTCTATCATCATTAACAGTAGCTAACCCATACAAATATGATTGACTTGTTTGGGGATAAGAAACTAAAGATTTTGATGCTGTTTGATGAACAATGCTATCAAATTTATAATAATCTTTTCCAGCAGCATAACGTATTCCTTTTCTAAAATCTACTTCAAATAATAAATACTTTATTCTATTCTTATTATAATCTTCTGCTGCTTGAGTTTGCGTAGTATCTTCTAATACATAATTAGCTTTTACTTCGCTATAATAAAACTTTACACTTTTTATATTGTCTATATCAGGGATTCTTCCCCATAAACTTGCATGTAAACATTGATTAACTTTTTCACCTTGTAATGTTGTTTCTAATTTTAAAGGACTGACTTGATTATCCAAATAAACTATTTCACTATAAATATAAACTATACTATCTGTTGTACTAAAAAATGTACCACTATTATCATCAGGTAATGAATCACTATTAGAATAAGGTCTATCTCCAGTCCAAAAAGCAACATTTAAATTACCTTTACCAGTAGATGAAGTACCTGTATAAAATGGATTAGAACCAACTTGAGTAATAGGAATACTATGCATTTCTCCCCATGTAGTATAATAAACATAAGAAATTGATGCTCCACTAGATATACTAGCAGGAGTTTCTACTAACCCCCAAGCATTTCTAGTTGCTGTTAAAGTATTGCTTAATATATTTGTAACATGCATATACTCGCTTGTAATTTTAATTAAATCACCTATTTTAAACTTAGTTCCATCTGAAACAGTAAATGAAACAGTAGTGTCATTTGGAATATTCTGTGTAGTAGTTGCTCCACTATCTTGTATAAATTCACTACTTGTATATCTATTACTAAAATTCCATACTTTAACTTCTGATTCTGTTACTTCTGGTAATTCAGTATTTAATTTTTTCCAACCTTTTACAGAAAATAAATGATTAGAGTTTGCTAATTGTTTATAAATATTTGCACCTTGTGGAATTGTTTGACCAAAAGCATCAAATTGTATTTCAGTATTTGTTACACCAGTTATCGTTACAGGATTACTTGAAATAGTATAAGTTTCAGAACCAATTGTAAAGCTATATTCAAATTTTACAATATCATCTATTGAAAAATCAGATGTTTCATCACTACTATCTGTTTGAACTGATGTAGAAGTAGGACTAATAACAGAAGAAGTATTATAAGTAGTATCTTGAAATGATGTACTTAAACTATCATTACCCATATAATATTGTTCATTTATATGTTGTAATTTAATTGGCTTATTAGTTTCCTGAAAACTAGTAGGTGTAATTCTTACTACTCCATCAACAGCACTATATACAACTGGAGAAAATGTATCTCCATAAGTAATATCTGTTCTTGATGAATATGTAAGTTTATCGCTATTTAATTCAAATACTTTAACATTTGGTGTATCTGTATTAATAAATAACATTTCATTATTTTGTACGAATGCAGTTGTGTCATCAATATCGTAGTCTGCATTAAAATGAAATAAACCATTTCCATAATTAACCTCAGCATCTAAATCAGCAGGATTACTAGCAGAATAATCTGTAGCAGCACCCATAATCTTTAACTTACCAGGTGTCTCTATGGAGAGTGTATCTAATGCTTCAAACTGATTGTCCTGTAAATCACGACTATTAGTTTTGTTATTGATACCACCACTATAGTTTGATATGTTTAATATTCCCTTTGCCACGTAATGTTACCTTTTTAGTCTTCTTCTTTTTTGTTAAATTATACTTTCTTCTAGTAGAATTAATAGAAGTACCTTGCATTGTTCCACCAATTGTTTTAGTGGTTTCCATCAATTACTTCTCCCCATAGTGTTGTTTTACCATCTATAATCTCTACTACTTCTACTTTAAATTCTCCATTAGTAAACCAATCAACAATTGCAAAAGCATGTCCCCAATTGTGTAGTCTACCCTTTAACCATCTATTATCTTCATGAGACATATTCTTTAAACAACCTAAAGACCAAGCAGCAATATTACCACCAAGTTTAGTTTGAGTATGTCTTTGTATATCATGGGTATGACCATACATAACATTCTCACCATATGTCTCTAAATGTTTCTTTGCATGATACGTTGTAGCAAATGCACCATGAAAGAATGCTAACTTACCCACCTGGATAGGCAAGTTATGCTCTTGATACTTGTATCCTCTTTCTTCAATTTTACAAGCATCTTTAAAGTTATAATGACTTAGATATGGATATTTGTTTGCAAAGTTATCTAGCCATAAGTCGTGATTACCTTGTAGTAAGTATTTTTCTTTACATCCTACTTTCTTTAGTATCTCGTCCCACTCATCTAGACCTTCGTTTACTAATCGTATATCTTCATTCACTAAAGGCAATTGAAACTCCAATGGTGGTAATTTCTTGTCTTTATATTTCCAGGCAGACACAGACTCCCACTCTCCAACATCACCTAAGTTAACAAACACTTTTGGTTTAATCTTTAGTATTGCTTTCTTAACACATTCAACAGCAGCTCTATCTTCTAAAGGATAATGCTGGTCTGGTATTACAATACCACGTTTTTGTAGTTTCAATAGAACCTCCTATTTACTTAATGATTTTTTAACTTCACCCCAAAGCTTATCATCTAAATCATTAGAAGTTCTTTTTACCAAAGCATCTCCTAAATGAATTAAAATAGC